CTACCTCCTGCTCCTCCTGCTCCTTCACCACAACCGGCTCCTGCTGCTCCTCCTAAGCCGCTGCATCATCCTGGTGCTAAGCCTGACCTACGTATTGGTACGACTCGTTCCACTTCGCCTGGTCGTGGTCGTGTGAATGCAGGGTCACTTAAGAGTGGACTTAGCGGATCAGATCAAGGACTAAACATATGAGTGCAGCACAACGATACAACCAACTGACAAGTGAGCGTCAACAGTTCCTGGACATTGCTTATCAGTGTGCTCAATTGACACTCCCATATCTTATTGTCAGAGACAACGAAAACACAACACACAGGCCACTGAAAACACCGTGGCAAAGTGTAGGAGCAAAGGCAGTGGTGACACTAGCATCTAAGTTGATGCTGGCCTTGCTACCTCCACAAACCAGCTTCTTCAAACTACAAGTCAGAGATGATGCGTTGGGTGAAGAGATGGATCCACAGATTAGAAGTGAACTTGACCTTAGCTTCAGTAAGATGGAGCGTATGGTGATGGACACTATCAATGCATCGAATGATCGAGTGGTAGTACACCAGGCTATTAAACACCTCGTTGTAGGTGGTAACTCTCTTATCTATATGGGTAAAGATGGTCTGAAGAACTTCCCACTGAATCGTTATGTAGTGGACCGTGATGGCAACGGTAATGTCATCGAGATTGTCACCAAGGAACTCATCAGTCGCCGGGTATTGAACCTACCTCCTGCACCTCCTAAAGTAAATGATGTCAGTGCTGGTGGTGGATTGAACGGTAAGACTGGATCAAATACAATCGATGATGACGTAGAGGTGTACACCCACGTCAAGCTAGATAAGAAGAACGGTCGTTGGACATGGTATCAGGAGGCTGATGATAAGCAGCTACCTAATAGCCGTAGTACATCACCGAAGAATGCTTCACCCTGGCTAGTACTTCGATTCAATACATTTGATGGTGAAGCCTACGGTAGAGGCCGAGTAGAAGAATTCTTAGGTGATCTCAAGTCACTTGAAGGACTCTCTCAGGCACTCGTAGAAGGCTCTGCAGCAGCCGCTAAGGTTGTCTTCCTTGTCTCACCATCTAGCACAACTAAACCGCAGACTCTAGCCCAAGCAGGCAACGGTGCAATCATCCAGGGTAGACCTGATGATGTGCAGGTTGTTCAGGTTGGTAAGACAGCGGACTTCAAGACTGCCTATGAGATGGCTAATGTATTAGGTCAGAGGATCTCTGATGCTTTCATGGTCCTCAACATCAGACAGTCAGAGCGTACTACTGCAGAGGAAGTACGGCTTACACAACTAGAACTTGAACAACAGCTAGGTGGTATGTTCTCCTTGCTGACTGTTGAGTTCCTGAAACCATATCTTGATCGTACATTGATGGTGCTGCAACGTAGTGGTGTCTTACCTAAGCTACCTAAAGGTATCGTACGACCACAGATCGTGGCTGGTGTTAATGCACTTGGCCGTGGTCAAGATAGGGAATCACTGATCCAGTTCATCACCACCATTGCTCAGACAATGGGACCAGAAGCTATTAGTAAGTTCATCAACCCTGATGAATACATCAAGCGTCTGGCTACAGCTCAAGGTATTGATGTACTCAACCTTGTTAAGAGCATGTCTGAGATTCAAGGTGAGATGCAGCAACAGATGCAACAGCAACAAGCTATGGAACTTACCAAGCAGGCTGGTCAATTTGCTTCATCACCGATGGCTGATCCCACCAAAAACCCACAAGCTATGGAGATGATGAATGGAATCGCCGGCACCCAAGAAGAGGACCAGATCCCGGAAGGTGGAGAACCCACCGAGTGAGAAAGTAGAACTCACAGTAGAAGAACCTCTGGATATTCCAGAGAATAAGTACCGACGCAAACCAAAGATTGGTGCTAATCGTCCGAAGAATATTGTAAACACTGTCGGACTTGGAAACCTTAAAGTAGAGACTGTTAATGGCTACACTGACGTATGATCCCACTCCAGCGGATCAACCTGAGTTCAATGAAGCTGAGCAAGAAGCTTTAGCTGTTGGAGAAGCTGCTGCTCAGGAAGAAAACGCTGCATATGCTGGTAAGTTTAAAGATGCTGAAGAGCTAGAGAAAGCTTACATCGAACTACAAAAGAAACTTGGAGAAACCAATGATGAAACTGAGGAGCTGCGGAACGAAGAAGAAGCCGCCGAAGAAGAAGTAGAGGTATCACCTGCTGCTGAACTAATTACACAGGCTTCACAGATGTATGCAGAGACTGGTGAGCTGACTCCTGAAGTGATGGAGCAGTTCACTAGCATGTCTAGTGCTGATCTAGTCAATGCTTACATGGAGATGCAAGGTCAGATCCCTACTGCTGACCTAACAGACCAACAAGTCAATAACATCTATGGTGTTGTTGGTGGACAAGAAAACTATCAACGTGTCATTGAATGGTCCAAGGATAACCTTGACCAGACTGACATCGAAGCATTCGATAGCCTGGTTGACTCAGGTAATGATCGAATGATTGCTCTTGCTGTATCTGGACTTAATGCATTGATGGAAAAGAACGTAGGCTTTGAAGGAGAGATGGCTACAGGTAGAGCACCACGCCAACAGGCTGATGTGTTCCGTAGTCAGGCAGAGGTTGTTGCAGCAATGCAAGACCCACGGTATGACCGTGACCCTGCCTATCGTAATGATGTATTTGAAAAGTTAAACAGATCTAACATTGAATACTAATGGCTAAGAAGAACGTCAGCCTCAAGATGGGTACACATAAATCACGATCCGGTGGCTTGACAGCTAAGGGTCGTGCAAAATATAATAGAGAGACTGGATCAAACCTGAAGGCACCACAGCCTCAGGGTGGTCCACGTAAGAAGTCCTTTTGTGCTCGTATGTCTGGCGTCAAAGGGCCCATGAAAAAGAACGGCAAGCCAACCCGTAAAGCATTGGCACTTCGTAAATGGAAATGTTAATCATGGCTAAACGAGGACTGTATGCAAACATCCACGCCAAGCGTGCTCGCATCAAAGCTGGCAGTGGAGAGAAGATGCGTTCACCTGGATCAAAAGGTGCACCAACAGCTAAGAACTTTAAGCGAGCTGCTAAAACTGCTAAGAAAAAATGACCACCACCACTGAAGACGGCGGACGTTACAACATGTTCGCCAAAGAACCACCTATGGAGATTATTGACGTGTACGAAACTCACAACGAAAAAGCTGAAAAGCTCAACGGACGCCTTGCAATGCTTGGTGTCATCGCTGCTCTTGGAGCCTACGCTGTTACTGGACAACTCATCCCGGGTATCTGGTAGACCTACATAGGTAGGGTGGGTGGGCTTTATTATTATGACAACAATTAGTATTAAACAGCCTGCCTCTCAATGGGAGGACTTCTGTTCGTGGGTGACGTCCACTAATAACCGTCTTTATGTTGGGTGGTTTGGTATCCTCATGATTCCTTGCCTACTCGCTGCTACAACTTGTTTTATTATCGCTATCATTGGTGCACCTCCGGTGGACATTGATGGTATTCGTGAGCCAGTTGCTGGTTCCTTTCTTTATGGGAATAATATTATCTCTGCCGCTGTGGTTCCCAGTTCAAATGCAATCGGACTACACTTTTACCCTATTTGGGAAGCGGCTACACTCGACGAATGGCTCTATAATGGTGGAACTTATCAACTGGTAGTGTTCCACTTCCTCCTTGGAATCTTTGCCTACATGGGTAGAGAGTGGGAGCTGTCCTATCGCCTGGGTATGAGACCCTGGATTTTCATTGCTTACTCTGCACCAGTCGCAGCCGCTACTGCTGTATTTCTTGTCTATCCCTTTGGTCAGGGTTCTTTCTCTGACGGTATGCCTCTTGGCATTTCTGGTACTTTCAATTACATGCTGGTCTTCCAGGCAGAACATAACATTCTCATGCATCCCTTCCATATGCTTGGAGTTGCTGGTGTCTTTGGTGGTGCTTTGTTTTCTGCTATGCACGGAAGTCTGGTCACTTCTAGTCTTATTAGAGAGACGTCTGAGACAGTGAGTCAAAACTATGGATACAAATTTGGACAAGAAGAAGAGACCTATAACATCGTTGCAGCTCACGGCTACTTCGGACGTCTCATCTTTCAATACGCATCATTTAATAATAGCCGCAGCCTCCATTTCTTTCTTGCTGCTTGGCCCGTGGTTGGCATTTGGTTTACCGCGCTCGGTGTATCCACAATGGCTTTCAACCTCAACGGTTTCAATTTTAACCAGTCGATTGTGAGCCGTGACGGACACGTCATCAACACTTGGGCTGACATTCTGAACCGAGCTGGCCTTGGTTTTGAAGTGATGCACGAAAGAAATGCTCACAATTTCCCACTTGATTTGGCATCTGCCAGCACTACTCAAGTGGCTTTGACTGCGCCAAGTATCGGCTAATTCACACAATTAAATAACACGTTAGGCTCTCAATGAGGGCCTTTTTTATTGCCAAATTATGGCTAGTTTTTCTTACACTATTATTGTGATGCTATCTAGTGTGCTGGTGGCGTCATATTTTCTTATACAACCAC